ACCTCCGCTAATAGTCCAACCCGTTTCTTTAGACCAGTCGCTATCCGTATCAAACGTACCATTAGTAATCAATTCACTCCCTAAAGCATCTTGATAACTAAACCCCTCGTAGTTTATTCTCGGTAGGTTAGTATCGTCTGTTATTTCGATTACTGAAATGTTTGTTATTGAGCCGTCAAAACCATTTCTTCCATATATCCAACATCTATTTGTGTCATCTGCATAATATATTTGACTAAAATCTCCATTTGTAGTAATATTTGTGTAACCCGCTCCATCGTAAGGATAAGTAACTTGCCCCGTTGTCATATTAGAAACAGTTATTCCAACTTTATAAGTTTTACCGCTTTCAAACACATTAGTAGATGTTCTTATAAAACCATTAGTTCCATCACTTACCGCTTTATCCTCTGCAATGCTCCAATTTGCATCTAATACCCAATTTTGCCCCACCTCTTTAACCGAGATGTTTGTAATAGTTACGTCGTTGTTACTTGCGTCTGTTCTGCTAAATACTGCCGTTGTATTATCTGCCTCAAAGTACTTTGTGTGTACTCCAACCGTTGTAACCATTGCACTATTTACAGCGGAATTAAGCTTTAAACCCCCCGAAATGCTTTCAGTAATTTCATAAGTAAGTTTATATTGCTTACCTATTGTTAAAACAGATAATTGTCCTATAGAGCCAGCCGTTGGCGTGTGTGTTATTTTTGCACCTAAAGCCGTTAAAGTTGCACCGCTTGAAAATGTCCAATCTTGACCGACCTCACGTACTGAAACGTTGTCTATTGAGCCAGTAAAGTTGCTTGTATCTGAACGAAAATATAAAGGAGAAGCTGTTGTTGCTTTAAAAAATACAGTAACGGTTTGTGTTGTTGTTGCTATTCCTTGATAACCCGTACCGCCATCAAAATATAATCCAATACTTCCGCTTGTAACCACTACGTCATAGGTAGCCTTATAAAATTTGTTTGCTTCCACAATGTTTGATTGAAAAGCTAATCCAGTTGTAACAGAATTGGCAACTAAACTTCCATCACTAATTGACCACCCTACTTCCTTACCCCAAGCCGTATCGCTACTGAAATCTCCGTTGGTAATTAATTCGCTACCCTCTTGAGAAAAACTGCCGTTAGAAACCTCCTCTACACCCTCCTCTGAAAAGTCTCCGTTCTGCACCAAATTACTCGATAGTATCTGTACGTTTTCTACAAGACCTTGAGCATTTACGCGCGTGGCGGCGCTATTACGTGAAAATTGAAAATCTCCGCTTGCGTCGTCTGGTTTTATACATAGTGCCTCGCCGTTATTGTACGCCGTCGGGGTTAGCACTAAACTACTTCTATCGAGTAAATTTGCCATATTATTGTATTTTTTCTATTTTATCTAAAATTGCTGTGGTACAGGTTTGGTTTTCGTAATATGTTGCTCTCGCTTGTAAAGTTGCGAGTAAATTCGGTATACCACTACCGAATAACAACATCATAACTCTGCGCCTACTCATTATAGCGTAGAATCAAAGTAAGAATCCAAAGCCGTTTTTAACGCTGCAAAACTTGCGTAAGCCGTTCCTGCCTCGTCTTGTAAATCCGAGTAAATTGTTTTATCTAAAACGGCTACGTTGTTGGTTGTTTTAATGATAATAAAATCCCCTTGCTTTTGCCTTTGGATTTCACAATACGCAGGGTAGCGGTATTCGATTCCGTTGTTTAAAACTAGCTCTTTTGTTACTGTATCGACGTAAATTTTCATTTTTTATATATTTATTAAGTTGTTACTGATATTGTCCACCCTTTAGCCTCTAGGCTTGCCTTTGCTGCTAGTCCTACAGAGCTAGGAGCTTGCCCTCCCGTTTGGTCAAAAGTTCCGTTAATCTGTCCTGCGACGTCTAGGCTTTGGAGTATGTTATCTATTGATTGTGTATTCAATCCTGTATTTCTAAAAGCCTGCGTGAAATTTGTTGCTGTGCAATTATCAAAAGCGTTAGACGGGAAAGTCTTTAGTAAAAGACAACCTTGCCACGTTGAAATAAAAGATGTACCGCTACTAAAATCTAACAAAGGAAACTCCGTTAAAACTGCGCAGTCTTGCCACGTGCTATCGAAATCCTCGCCTTTGCTTGTATCAATTAAAGGGAAACTTGTTAAAGCCTCGCACTCGTCAAAGGCTTGCTCGAAATTAACAACGTTTGAAAAGTTCCCTCCGTCTGTTGCGCTTATAGTTAAATTTGTGCAACCGCTAAAAGCGTCCTCTTGACTCGTAGAGCCTAGTCCGTATATACCAAAATTTGATAACTCCGTTATTTTAAGTATATCCGCATTACCTGTAAAATCAAACGCAGGGAATACACCCGAAATACTTACTTTGTGTATGCCAGAGCCACTCGGAAACGTAATTAAATGGTCGCCCGTTAATCCTGTAGCGCTATATCCCTCGTCTGTAGTTACATCATATAGGAAAGTTCCTGCGCCCGTTGTGATATTAAAAAAGTCTGAGGTCGCTATAATATCGGTATTCACAAAAAACTCTAAAAAGTTAGTACTGTCGTTATTAAATATAGTAAAATCTGTATTAAAGTTACTTAAAAAATACGCTTGATTATCCTCTCTAGCTTTTAGGGTTACCGTAGAGCCATTCATGGCGCTTTTTTCGCCTCCCGTTCCTGCGCTTATTGTAACCTCGCCGCCGTTCCATAGTCCTATAATTCTATAGTTCCCGTTACGGTCTAAAATGATAGCGCAATAGTCTTGCCTCATTAACTTGTAAACGTTCAAATCTACAAAACTACGAGGTATTGTAAAGCTCAAGTCTTGAGACCACTCTACGCCGCCACCTGTTACGCTTGCGTTTTCCGAGTAGCTAATATTTACAGCCTCGTACTCATATATCGTAGTTTGTGGAAACTGAGTAATATCTTGAGCGTCTGGATTTCGTCCTTTAGAAAAACCTCCAAACAAAACATCGCTAACCCCATACTTTACGTAAGGGAATAGATACAGCTTGTCGATGCCGCCTTGAAAGTCTTTGCAGGATTCATTATATCCGCGTTGTATGCTACAAATTGCCATATATTACTAATAAGAGATTATATCGTCTGGACTCTGTGGATACGGGTTTTGTATTCTATTAGACGGATTACCAAAATACCAACCGCTCCGATTGGATACGTGTTTCGATGCGTCTACGCCGTCCTGCGTTGTCTTATATTCGTCTAAATGGTTTAATATTATCCAATCCTCAAACCTATCTATAAACGTATCTGCCATTCCTGCGTAAGTATTCGACAATCTAGTCAACTCCTCCGCAGTCATTAACTGAGCGTTATCTGAGGTATGCGAAACAGAGCCTCCATTTGCTACCATATAGTTACTAATTAGTACGAAATTTGCTACCGTTTGGTATTTGGTTATCGGTTGCACATATTTAGTATATAATTCAAGGTATAATCCTGTTAAATTACCTGCGTCTGCGCCTGCTAGTATTACGTCGTAAAGTTCCTGTCCTAATAACGGGAGTATTGTAGTATTCATTACGTCTGAAATCACAAACACAAACTTGTCGTCGTCCACTCCTCCGCCTACTACGGTAGATTGTTTTATCTCTGTCGGGGATATAAATAGAAATTGTGCCATATCTTATGCGTTATGAGGTTTAATAGATACTATATTCTCATTTGTAGGTACTTTGTATCCCTTTCTGCGTGCCTCTGAGGTACTAATAGTTTTAGCTAGAGGCGAGTTAACGTCTAAGCTACTACCTTTCTTTAGGTATATCTCTCTTTGCCATTTGTGGCGACAAGTTCCCTGCGGAAAGTTATCCGACATTTTACCTCCGCCTTTATATAACCAGATACTATAGTTATTTGTACCGCCTAGTCCAAATCCGTCGTTTATTCCTGCCTTATTCATTTGCAAAATATCCTCTTTGCGATATAGCTTATTAGCTTGCATCATTTTTTTACAAAATGCTCTCTGTGGATTTGGGTTTCCTACGTATCTGTATCGTATAGCTATCTCTTTGCTATCCTGCGCACTCTTTGAGTTAGGTCTAGCCGTTCCTGTAGACGTTGCAAACTCTACCAAATCGTACAAATCGCCGTCTGTATCGTAATCTACCTCCGCACTACTTAGCATCGTCCACTCTGAGGCGTCTAGGGTTTCGCCTAACTCTATTAAACTATCTGCTAACTCTGTAGGCGCTCCGTCGCTCATGCATACGTGAGAGCTTAACTCTGCGGTTTCCTCTTTTACCTCTATTTTCTCCTCTGTTAAAGGTGCAAAGTATAAATCTAGGTTAATCCCGTAATGCACTAAAACCTCCTCTAAAGACTCGATAACAAAATCTTGCTTTGGCTTTATTACTCGCTTAATAGTTTGGCGCTCGCTCATATCCATTTCGTCGGCTACAGAGCTAAAACCACTCGCAGACGATAAACCTACAAGACTTGGACTAATTACTCTGTGCGCAGTCATTAACTGCGTTTTAGCTTGCTCTGTAAGTTCGCTCCATTGCTTATGCACGCTACTATTAACAGGAAACGGCGTTACGTCTATTGCTACCTCTTGGTCGTTAAAACTGATAATAAAATTCGACGCATTGCTTGAGCTTGTAAGTTTCTTTTTAACCTGTCTCTCGAATTCCTCTTTCTCCTCTGGAGTGTAATTAGTTCCGTTTGGTATATTGATAATATAGCCTGCGCTTAATCCGTTTTTAATAGACGAGATATACATATTCGATAGCTCCTCTTCGATTTCAGCATATACAAGCCCAGAGCTATAGTCTGGACTACCAAAGTACTCGTTACCTACGGTATAAGGTCTAGCTACAAACATCGAGTTACCTTTTTGCGCTCCAAACGCAGGGAATGAGATAGGGGTGTAATCTATATCGGTATATTTCTGCCAATTTCTAGAAAACCAATACTTCTCGATTTCGTTTTTTTCGTTTGCAATCGCAGGAATTAACATCTCTTTAGGTACGTGAGTTAAAGAATGTAACTCTCCGCCCTTGCTTTCTATTATTTCAAAAGAAAACTCGCCGAAAACTTGAAAGTCTCGCACCATTTTACGCAGTTCTCTAGGTCTTAATATCGTTTGTAGTCTACCCCAACCCTCAGCGCCTAAAGCTCCGCTCGATGTACGTAGTCCTTTACCATATATTAGGGTAGTATAGGACTCGTTTATACTCGCATTTGTAGGCGAGCCGTTATTCCTGTCTATAATGTAGTTATAGTATTGGTTTAATTTGCCGTTCATTACCCAATCCCTAGACTTATCCTCCATTAATGGCGGTCTAACGTAGTTCGTGAGTGTTATTAGTTTTATATCGCTCATAATATTACCATCTGTATAGGTTTTCCGTTAGTTTATATGTTTGTGAGTTTTGAGTAGTTGCTAAAACTAGACCTCTATAAACTATCTCGTTAGTTACGTCGTCGGTTAATTTTAACTGGTAGCTACTTTCGGCTGTAAACGTATAGTCAAACGTAAGAGCAAGCTTATAATCGCCGCCCGTTGTGTAAGTTGTTGTTAAATCTGTAGACGTTCCTAAAGTACTATCCGTAACTGTAAGCGTTAATACATTAGACGTTGAAAATCTAGGTACTAGCTTTATTGTGTGAGTCGTTAAATTAGGGTTTACTATCATAAAACAAACTTGTATATAATTAAAACGAAAAAAGTCTCTTTTTGTTTCTATTAAGCAAAAAAAAAGCCTCACAAATCAATGCAAGGCTCTTTAAGAGAATAAAACTAAATTAAGATACTACCGCTAAAAACGAGCTTTGTGTTGCCGAATCTAAGAAAGGCGCCAAATCTTTAGTTGTTGCGATTCCTGTTAAGGTGTACATATTTCCGTCTGTTTTAGCTCCACCTGTCGATGCTACGACTGTAAAGTCGATACCGTCGTCAAGTCCTAAAGCTATATAGTTGCCGTTTCTGTCCACTACTACCGCCGACGGATACCCTGCCACTAATAGATTAAACTCTGCGTTTGTCGCAGCGTCCATAGATTTTAAAACGGTTGTAAGCGTTTGAGTATTCACTCTGCTGCTTGTATTTCTGTCTCCTACCATTGACTGCTCTAGTGTATTGCCGTCTCCCTCTAAAGGATAAGCAAACGCCGCAGTTAATAATACATTCATTGCCGTAGCCTCTCCGTTTGAAACGGTAAAAGCATCGGGCAGGCTGTCAAAGAGGTATAGTGTAGACTGACCGCCAAGCCCGTCCTTACACACTTTAGCTCTTCCAGATGTTAATAAACATGCCATAAGTTATTGATTTTTAGGTAGTTAGATTATAGTCTAACTGTTATATAATGTTTTAAAAAAAGGGGGTTTTTACACCCCCCTAGTATTTAGGCTGTTGTTGTAAGTAACCAAACTATCTCTGCTCCGTAAGAATATCCTACAGCGCCACCGAATACAGACTTGTATAAAACGTTTCCGCTTAAATCTACTTCGTCAAGGTCTTTCACTCTAATAGAGGTCGCGTCTGACGCTAATCCTGTACCCATAGTGATATTAGACTTCTCGAATAATACGATTGTATTATCTGGTAATCCGTTCACAACCTGCACGTTGTAACGTCCGTATACTAATCCTGTGTTAGCGTCTCCACCTAATCCGTTAGCTGCTCCGTTTTGGATAAGTAACTTTGTGTAAGCATCTGCAACGTCTGGAGATACGATAAAGTTTACTG